CGACGCCATCAAGCCTCGCCGGTAACGCATCGAACTACTGTATATGCGTACAGTATAAATTGAAGTTTAGCGTACTTTACTGACAAAGCGCCATGTCCGGACGAAAATTTATTTCACCCCTCCCGCAGTGGAAATTGGTGAGAGTTTGACAACGTCGGGCGCGATATACTCGCGCGAGCGATACGGCGCGCTGAGATGCCGGATTTGGAGACGCAATGAAGAGTTACCGTCTTGCCGCCGCACTTCTGATTTCACTGGCCACTGCCTGCGCGACAGCTGCTCCAGCGCAGTCATGGACCCTGCTGGCTGACCCTGCCCAGGCTGCAGCCGCAACGCGCGTGACGCATGACGAATACAAGAAAACAACGAACTTCGTTGGCGCGAACGCTTCGCAGTACAACCAACTGCATTTGCGGGGCTGGCGGGACGACAAAGCGAAAAGCACTGCCTTCCAGATCTACGCGACATCGTTCTACTCTACCCAATGGCGCTATTACAGCGAGGCGTATGACTCGGACGGCAATCGCCTGGAGTTCGTCTCGATCGATAAAAAGGTCGACTCGTGCAATGGTCCAAGTGGCTGCTATTACGAGGAGGCAGTGGGCCTGAACGTGCCGCGCAAGTACCTGGAGGATCATCAGGACACCGGGATTCGCTTCAAGGTTAGCGGCAAGGCCGGCGAGTTCACTGGCTTCCTGCCTGCAGCCTACGTTAAGGGCTTCCTGCAGAGCGTCGACGCGGCCGGGTAATAGGCCGAGCTCAGCGCCAAGCTAGCCGAAGCTAGTTACCCCCCCCGGAAATCAACCGTCAGGTTTCCCTTTCCATGATTGCAGTCTCCGCATAGCACTTGCAGATTCTCTATGTCGAGTGCGAGATGAGGAAATCTCCTGCGCGACTTTACGTGATCAACATGCATTACCGCTCCTGTCTCAGGGGAAGCTCCGCAGCACTGGCAGCGGCGGCCATATTTTTGCAGCGCCTGGAACCTCAGTTGGCGCCATTCGTATGACTGGAGAAATTCGGGGCTGTTGATGTAGTGGTATCGCTCATCGAGCGAGATCGCACGCACCGCATCAGGCATTACGGCAGGCTCGCGCTTTGAAAATAGGGCCACCGGACCCTTTACCCTCTTAGGCGCCTTTGGTTTGGCAACGCCAGGTAGTCGCGGCGCTTGCCGCCTTTTCGTCAACTTCGCCTCAGCCTCCAACTTCGCCAGCTTCCGAGCCATTCGCTTTTGTGACATGTTCTCGCCGCGTCGACCAAGAGCGGCGAGCATCTTGGCCTCGTCTATCTCGCGGTCTTTGTTTTTCTCCATCCAGCCTCGGCCGAGCTTTGAGTCAAGGCCAGCGGCCTGTGCCTCCAGCTTCGAAAGACCGCCAAGGCCCGCCATGTGCTTTTCGATGAATTCGCCAAGTGTCACTCATGCCTCCCTCGCCGACCGGCGAAATTTTTGCCGATTTCGGCCTTTTTTGTCCCGCGCCCTCTATAGGTGCTGTTTTGCAGTAATTCTTGGCTGCTCTTAGAGGGTATTTTTAAGCTAGCACTTAATAACATGCCTCTAGGCTTACCGGTTCCGAAGCAGCACCTCCCAGCAGCCAAGTAAAAACTTGGACACCGTGAGGGCGACATGCCATCTGAGTTGACTCGGACGCTTCGCTTATAGGACAGACGTTGGACCGTTTCCGGCACCCATCGATTGAGGCTCTGTCCACTATCACCCACCCCTGCGGCCACTCGACGCCTTCTTGCCGCCCATCCACTACGCCCGTTTCGCTGGTTCACCCTTGGGTACTGCGTAGCGCCCTACTTCGCTCACTCATGTCAGTAATTGCTGACGAGTGATGCGGTCGCTCAAAGCAGCGACAAACAAATTCTACACTTTTTTTACCTGTGGGTATAAATTTCTCTTGCTTTCGTTTTTACCCCGAGGTAAAGTAGTTCATCGACACAGTAAATCCACATGGAACCCACGATGAGCCTGACCATGAACCGCCACCAATTCACCGCTGAAGACCGCGAAGAGCAGTTGACCGCCGAAACCCGCGCGCAGTTCTCGACTATCAGCCGCGCCATCCTGGCCGGTGACCAGATCACCACGAAGCGCATCACCGACGCCCTAGGCGAGTTCATCGCCGACGACCATGCAGCCGGCGAGCTGGTGCGCGCTGTGCTGCTGAACTCCCAGGCTGCGCTGACCGTGTTGGTTGACCTGATCTGGGCCGAGGCTGCCGCACTAGCCGAGGTCGAGGTGGCGAAGAAGGAGCTGCGCCGCGCCGAATCGCAGGACGAGAACCGCATCGAGTTGGCTACCTACTCGCTGCACTGATAACCATAAGGAGAGCGAGATGGACGCCCAGCATACCCCCGGCCCGTGGTACGTGGTCGACAACGGCTACTTTTTCGAAATCGTCGTCGCATGGAAGGATGAGCCTCGCACGGTGAATCAGTACAGCCCGAAGATCTGCTCGGTTTCGTACGAGAACAACGACGACATCGCCGGCGCGAGCAACGTGAACCTGATCGCGGCGGCGCCGGACATGCTGGAGGCGCTGCATGTCGCAGAGGAGTCGGTCGGCGATCTCAAGTCGCTGGAGGTCGTGCGTGCTGCCATCGCCAAGGCCACCGCTGCGGCGCCAGTGCCAAACCCGAAGCCCGCGCCAGAGGAAGCAAGCGACACGCCGGCGCCGGAAGTGGGCGAGCAGCAGTAACCCAAACAACAACAACCGCCGGCGGCGCCGGCCAGAACGAGGAGCAGCAGGATGAGCAAGAAATTCGAGGCTGGGCAAGAGGTCTACAGCGAGAACGGCGAGCGAGCCGAGTACGTGACTGCATCAGGTGACGGGCACATCGTCCGCCCGATCATGGAAGGCTATGACGACGAACACGGCGAGCCCTATGACCACGTTTGCGGTCCGGTCGTGTGGCGTCATGTCTTCGCCCACGAGCCGGTAGCGAAATTCAGCGCTGAGCTGAAGACGTTGCACGAACAGATCGCTGCCGCGAAGGCTGAGCGCACTAAGCTGGAGAGTGAAGACTACCAGCGACAGCGCGAGCGCGCCGAGAAGCTGAAGCGGTTCGCCATCCTCGACAACCTGGAAGCGTTCATTGACGGGAAGATCACGCACTACGTTCAGCGTGAGTATTCCGCTCCGCCGATCATCATCGCTGTCGCCGATGCCGTGTCCAGCGAAAACAGCAACTGGCGCAAGGATCTGCGGCTCCTGACCCTGGGTGGCACCCTGGCGAATGGCGCCCTGCAGTGGACCCTCAATCGGTATTCGGATGGTAGCGGCGGTGCCAGCACCGTCACGCCGTGCACCTCCTACGAGCAGGCTGTCGAGATCGTCCGGGCTGCGGTGGTTCAGCACCTGAAAGGCGATCGGCCGGACCACGAAAAGCGCCAAGACTGGATGGAGCTCGCCGACAAGCTGGGCATACCAGTGCCGGAAGCGTACCGCCGAGCGGTTGTGAAGAATCGCATCGCGACCATCGAACAGAACTCGGGCTACATGCGCAAACAGGCAAGCGACTATGCCGACTCGGTCGCGAAGACCGATGCCGAGCTGGCCAAGCTGCGCGCCTACCTCGAAACGCCAGCAGGTGTCGCATGACCGCCGCCCGCACCACTCATCCTCAGGCAGTCGAGCCGGCACCGCGCCGCGACCCGATCGGCTTCCTCCTCTTCTACCGCATGGACTGGTGCGAGCGGAACCCGCAAACCACGCTGGCCATCGTCGGCGCGCTGATCCTGCTGGAAGGCGTGTTCGAACAGGTGTGCTCGTGAGCCCGCTCGAAATCATCGCTCTGCTGAACCTGCACGCGAGAGCGGAGCCCTTCGCCGACATGCCCTGGCGGCAGGCTACGGCGCCAGCAATGCTGGATGCCTACCGACGGTTCGAAAGCCATGGGCTGCTCGCCGAAGGCGTCAACTTCGACAGCGTCTATTTCGGCAGGGCTCCGCATCCCTTCCTGAGCGGAAAGGGCCTCGATGTGGTGCGTCGGCTGTGCGAGGTTCAGCTGTGATCCGCTTCATTCACTACCAGTTCAAACACGGCTGCCGGGCTGGCTTCGGCCGGCGCCAGGCGGCAATCCGCGCTGTGCGGACTTTCTTCAAAGGATTCTGAAATGAATGACATCATCGAAATGCCGCGCCGCGAAGTGGCCGGCCTCATGGCGGGTGAGGTACATCGCTTCTCCGCCTCCGAGATCCGCGAGCGGGTCAACCTAGTTCAGACCGTGATGCAGGGCATCATGAAGAAGGACACGCACTACGGCACGATCCCTGGCACACCGAAGCCGACCCTGTACAAGCCGGGGGCTGAGGTGCTGTGCGTAACCTTTCGCGTCGCGCCTGAATATCGAATCGAAGACCTGAGTACTGCGGAGGTTGCCCGCTATCGAGTTACGTGCGTCGGCCGCCATCAGGTGACCAGCATCGCGCTGGGTGAAGGGGTGGGCGAGTGCTCCTCTGGCGAAGAAAAGTACAAGTGGCGCAAGGCAGTATGCACCGAGGAGTTCGACTCCTATCCGGAGAACATGCGTCGCCTGAAGTTCTCGAACTATCAGGGCAACGTGAAGAAGGCCATTCAGGTGCGCACCGAGGCAGCTGACCTGGCGAACACCGTGCTCAAGATGGCCTGCAAGCGCGCCATGATCGCCATGACGCTCAACGTCACCGCGGCGTCCGACATCTTCACGCAGGACATCGAGGACCTGCCGGAGGAGTTGCGCACCCACGACACAGCCGAAGCCGGTCAGCCGGCGATGACCGCCCTCGCCACCGAGTGGGTCGCAAAAGCAAATGCAGCCCCTACTGCCGAAGATCTGGAAACGGTCTGGAAAGCTGGCGTCAAGGCCATCAACGAGGCTAAGGATCTGGTTGCATCGAATGCCTTCAAGGCCGCCGTCACAGCGCGCGGCACCGCGCTCAAGGCCGCGGCGCCCGCCAAGTCGGCGTCCGTGCCTGATGTCCTGGCCGGCCTGATCGCCGACATGGAGTCCGCCGCCGATGGCGGCCCGGAGGCCCTTGCTGATGCATGGGGAAGCCTGTCGAAGGCAACGCAAGCAAGTCTCGCTGCTCACTACGATGCGCTTGTGGCGCGAGCGGCATCGGCAGGAGGTCAATCGTGATCTTCGTCGAATGCCAACAGGGTACGCCTGAGTGGCACCAGGCGCGGGCTGGCGTGATTACCGCTTCGTGCTTCGGTGAGGCCATTTCACGCATGTCGCGCACTTCAGGAAAGCGAAAGGCGGGTGACCCGACTGCCGCCTCTGATAAATATGCCGCCGACCTGGCGATCGAGCGCATCAGCGGCAAGCCATACGGCGCGCCGCCGAAAGCCTGGGTCTTGGATCGCGGCCATGAGATGGAAAAGCTGGCTCGCATGGAGTACGAGGCACGCACTGAGTCACTCGTTACTGAGGCTGGACTCGTCCTGACCGAGAACCGCTTGTTTGGCTACTCGACGGATGGTTTTGTCGGCAGCGATGGCCTTATCGAGATTAAGGCTCCTGTCGATAGCCTCAAGATTATCGAGGTCATGGACGGCGACCTCTCGGAATACCAGCATCAAATGCAGGGCGGCATGTGGATCACCGGCCGCAAGTGGTGCGACTTCATCATGTACGTCCCGGACCTGCGCAACGCAGGCAAGGATCTGTACGTCAAGCGCGTGATGCGTGATGACACTTTCATCGACGCGATGGTCGTTGAGCTGGCTGCTTTTGCGCGCCGCGTATCAGACCGCGAAATTCTCTTCAAACTCAAGGAGGCAGCATGACCACGAACACCAACGCCAAACTGGCAGCCGTCGCCAACACCGATCTCACCACCCTGCCGCCCGCCAAGCGCGCCGCACTCGCCCTCAAGAGTGAGCAGACCCGCAAAGACCTGGCCGCACTGGTCGCCAATTCCGCCGGCATCGTCAAGGTGCTGAACGGCGACGCACGCGAACAGGCGCACCGGATCGGCATGACACTCAAGAATGCGCGCGTCACCATCGAAAAGACCGGCAAGGCGGCGCGCGAAGATGCGACCGCATTCAGCAAAGCGGTCATCGCTGAAGAAAAGGCGCTGATCGCCCTGGTCGAGCCCGAGGAAGCGCGCGTACTCAAGCTGCGCGACGAGTGGGACGCCAAGATCGAAGCCGAGAAGCAGGTCAAGATTGCGGCTGAACGGGCCCGCGTTGAGGCGATTCAGGGTCGTATCGAGGCAATGCGTAATGCCCCGCTCGGCGTGGTCGGCAAGTCGCCTGCTGAGATCTTGTCGGCGCGCGATGCTGTGCGCGACACCATCATCGACGATTCGTTCGCGGAGTTTAAAGATCGCGCGATGACGGTGCGGTCCGAGGCGTTTAATGCCCTGGAGGCGACCCATCAGCAGGCGGTCGAGGCCGAGGCTGCCGCCCTCGCCGCCGAAGAGGCCCGCAAAGCCGAGGCCTCCCGCATCGAGGCAGAACGCGCGGAGCTGGCTCGTCTGCGCGCTGAACAAGCCGAGCGCGAACGCCTCGCTAAGGTCGAATCAGACCGGATCGCAGTCGAGCAGGCTGCCGAGGCGAAGCGGCTGGCTGATCTCGCTGCGGCGCAGGAGGCTGAGGCCCGCCGGGCCCGCGAAGCCGCCGAGGCTGAATTGCGGGCCGAGCGTGAGCGCATCGCCGCCGAGCAGGCTGCAGCCGCTGCCGACATCAAGGCCGCGCAAGACAAGCTCGCAGTTGAGTGGGCGGCGCACGAGGCACGGATGCAGCTCGAGCGCGACCACGCCGACGCCCTTGGCATGAACGTCGAGCTCAACGCGCGCCGCGAAGCCGAGCGCGCCCGCCTCCAGGCGCTCGCTGATCAAGCCGCTGCCGACACCCGCCTGCCGGCACCAGAATCCGTCAACGCGCACGATTTGCCGATCGACTTCGGCGCCAGCGAAGGCCCGGACGACAACGAGATCATCGCACTGGTATGCGAGGTCTACGGCATGCATCGTTCCGCTGCGATCGACCGCCTGGCGGCAATTGATTTCAATGCCGCGCGAGAGTTTCAGTCTTGACTCGCCCCAAGTTCGAGCAGCGCAAGATCCTGCTCCGCGGCGCCGAGCAGGTCGACCGGGCCATTGCCCTACTCCGCAATGTGCCGCTGGACGCAGCGCGCCCGCTCGAGCTGCTGGTACGTGAGGAAGTGAGGCCACGCAAGCCGGACCAGAACGCGCTTATGTGGAGCGGCCCGCTAGCAGACATGGCTGAGCAGGCATGGTGCGACGGCCGGCAGTTCAGCGCCGAGGTGTGGCACGAATTCGCCAAACGCCAGTTCCTGCCCGAGGACTTCGATCCGGACCTGTGCCTTGAAGGTTACTGCAAGTGGGACGCCGACCCGGCCGGCGAGCGCGTGCTTGTCGGCTCCACGACGCAACTGACGGTCAAGGGCATGGCGCAATACCTGGAGCAAATTTTCGCCCTCGGCGGCTCGCTCGGCGTCGAGTTTCACGAGCCGCGACGCGGCTGACGGCAGCGCAACTTCTCTTCGCGCCTCCTGTATGCGGTTGCTCAAAACCGACAGCAGATAATTCCGCACATTTTTTACCTCCGGGTATTGCTTTCTAATTTACCTGCGGGTAAAGTAGATGCATCGACGCAGCAAATCCACCCCGGAGCCGCCATGACGCAAGTGACTCATCCGCCTAAGCAGGACGTCCGAGATTTCATGGTGCGGCGCCGGGAGTCGCGAGAGCCACCGCCGTCTTTGGAAGAGATCCGGAGGCAGCTGGGCTGGGGCCTCGTTGAAGCAGAGTGCGAGGCAATCCAGTTGTGCGAAGCGCGCAGCTCGACCTACTAATTCGCTCGATAACGAGCCGCCGGCACGGCGCCAGTGCGCAGCACCCATAAAACCACACGTCCAGGAGAGCAAAAAATGAATCCCTTCCGTCGCCTCACCGCATGGCTGGCCCGTAATTCCCGCGTCCGCGAGCGCCGCCGACTGCATCTGGAGCTGATCAAGATCCGCCGCAACCGCGCGCAAGACGAGGTGGGGCGCAAGACGCAGAGCGACCGGGTCACCGCAATCATGAATCGCCTGTTTGCCCTGTCGCTGCATGGCGACAAGGAGTCGGCGGAATCGCGCATTGATGGCTCCGAGCTACCGTGGCCCGGCCTGCCAACCGAAGGTCTGCGCCTGCATGCTGCACAGGAGGGCGGGAAATGATCACCAAACCGATCAGCCGCGACGAAGTCAACTCCCGGGTATTCGTCTACGTCCTCGAGTGCCTCGCTGGCGGCGTGCTGACCGCTGTGATTCTGATCGCCCTGGCGAGGGCCGCATGATTCGCGTCGTCGCCCTGGCAGTCCTTTGCGGCTCGCTCTACCTGGCTCTGCTCGGAAAGGTGCAGCAGATGGATGACATGGCCATGGACCAGATCCGGCAGTTGCGCGAGCACCGCGCGACCCAATAACGAAAACACAAGGAGCCCAAGAGAATGTGGTTCAAGAATCTTCAGATTTACCGCCTGCCCGCACCGTGGGCATTTAGCGCCGAACAAGTGGAAGAGGCGCTGCAGTCTCAGGCGTTCACGCCGGCCAGCAGCAATGAACTGCTGCGCCAGGGCTGGGACCGGCCGCGCGGCGCCGACGGTGCGCTCGTGCACGTGGTTGGCGGTCAGTTCCTCCTGCAGCTGGAGACCGAGAAGAAGATCCTTCCGGCGAAGGCGGTCAAGCAGCGCGCCGAGGCGATGGCCGACGAGCTCGAGGAGCGGCAGGGTTTCCGGCCCGGCAAGAAGGCGATGAAGGAGCTGCGCGAGCGCGCCGCAGATGAACTGCTGCCGCGCGCCCTCTCCGTCCGGTCGCACCTGAATGCCTGGATCGACCCGGCGAACGGCTGGTTGGCCGTGGACACCGCAAGCGCAACCAAGGCCGACGATGTAATCAAGCTGCTGCTGAAGGCGGTCGACCGCATGCCGCTGGAGTCGCTGCGTGTACAGCGCTCGCCGGTGGGTGCGATGACTGCCTGGTTGCAGGGCGACGAGGCGCCGACTGGCTTCATGATCGATCAGGACGCAACCCTCCGAGCCACGGGCGAGAGCAAGGCCCAAGTCGGCTACAAGCAGCACACCCTGGATGGCGAGGACGTGCGTCGTCACATCGCGGCCGGCAAACAGTGCACGCGCCTGGCGTTGACCTGGAATAGCCGGATCTCGTTCGTTCTGACCGAGGGCCTGACGATCAAGGCAATCAAGCCACTCGACGTCATCAGGGAAAACGAAGTCGCCGCGGCGAGCAGCGACGAGCGCTTCGACAACGATTTTGCGCTGATGACCCTGGAATACGCCCGGATGCTGGCCGACCTGGTCGAGGCTCTCGGCGGCGAGGCCAAAGCATGAGCGACCCGACCCAGAAACCTCCGCGGGAGCCGACCCGCGACCGGCTCAGGCGCCTCGGCCTCAAGAACACTCCAGGACCTGACCCGACAAGGCAAGTGTTCCGCGGCAGACGCTACTACCGCGAGCAGGATGAAAACATCCTGGGCAGACTAAACACCCCCGATACCAACAAGACCAAATAACTGGAGAGCAGCATGGCAAACGACACCGACAAGAACCTGGCACGCCGTATCGAAGACCAACGCCCGGCCGCAGCGATCGACTGGAGCAAGCCTGGTGCGCCGGCGGTTCCGCTGCCGGGGACTGCCGGTGCCGCGCAGGGCGGCAATACGAGCATCGAAGGGCTCGGGGAGTACGTCTGGACGGAGGCTGGCGACAAAGTATTGGTTGCCGACCTGAAAGCGGCAATTCTCCCGCCACTCACCGCGCCAGCACCGCTAACCGACGAACTGCCCGCAATCCTGTTCGACGGCCATGCCGTGTATTCGGAAATCACGCTTCACCTCGGCAGAGGTCATTGCTTCACGCCGGAAGCTGTCTCCGCAACGCTGGACGCCGTCGTGCGCCTGATGCGTGCAGAGCGCAAATCGGTTGCACCAGCACCACAGCAGAGCGAGGGACTGAGCGACGATCAGATCATGGACATCGCCGAGCCGTTCCACGACATCAACGGCGTCAAGTTCGACGAGGTGGCATTCGCCCGCGCACTTCTCTCCCGCGCCAAGGCTGCGCCAGCCGCCCCAGTGCAGACCGCCGATGTACAGCGTTACCAGCGGCTGCGTATTCTCGGTGCCGCGCCGGGAGGGTCGAAGCAAC